CCGGAGCCTGTTGGATACAGACTTTTAGTTTTACCTTTTACACCAAAAGAAAAAACTAAAGGTGGAATATTATTTTCCCAAGAACAATTAGATAAAGCAAGAATAGCCACAACATGTGGTTATGTTTTAAAAATGGGAGATCTTGCATACAAGGATAAAGAAAAATTTAATAAGCCTTGGTGCAAAATAGGAGATTGGGTAATGTTTGCCAGATATGCTGGTGCACGTTTACCAATAGAAGGTGGAGAAGTGCGAATACTAAACGATGATGAAGTGTTAGGGACCATAGGTGATCCCGAATCAGTTCTTCATTATATTTAACATAGGAAGGAAACTATGCCCGTAGACAACGAGAACAGGAATGATCTTATTGATGTAGGTGAAGCTGATCAAAAAGCAACCGAAATTAATTTAGATGATAAGGGTGAGCCTGAAAAAAAAGAACCACCAAAGGAAGAGAAGATTGAAGTAGAAGAAGTTGAAACTCCCTCAGAAGATAAAACTTTTGAAAACGAGAGAGAAACTAAACTTGAAAAGAAAGACGAGTTAAAAGATTATAGTGAAGGCGTTCAAAAACGTATTGCTAAATTAACTCGTAAGATGCGAGAAGCTGAAAGACAAAAAGAAGAAGCTATTGCATTTGCAGAAGCATCTAACAAACAAAAGGCTGAGTTAGAAGGAAGACTATCTAAATTAGATAAGTCTTATACATCTGAGTTTGAAAACAGAGTTAAATCTAATATGGTAGCAGCAAGACAAGCTCTTAAAACTGCTATTGAAGCTCAAGATGTAGATGGTCAAATAAAAGCACAAGAGCAAATTGCAACTCTAACAATGGATGCTGCAAGATTAAGTGCTATGAAAGTTGCTGAAGAAGCTAAACCAAAAGAGGTTAATGTAACACCTCAACAAACAAAAGCATCTGCTCAAACAGACCCTATGGCAGAAGCCTGGGCTGCTGAAAATGCTTGGTTTGGTAATGATTCAGCTATGACTTACACAGCCTTTGACATACACAAACAATTAGTGGAAAAAGAAGGTTTTGATCCAAAATCTAAAGAATATTATGATGAAGTTGACAAAAGAATAAGAGTTGAATTTCCGCATAAATTTGATAAGGTAGAGGACAATTCTACAGAAAGAGCAAAAC